GGTAGATAGTCATCGTGACCGTGTCGATGTCGTAGAGAGCATCGAAGATCTCCAGAGCGCCGAGCGCATACAGCATCATCTGCGGGTTGTGGTCTGCGGAGACCTCCACGCCCTTGCCGTGCTTGTAGTCCACGATGTTGAGGGTGCCGTCAGCGATGAGGACGCAGTCCCCGGTGCCGAATCCGCTCTCGACATATTTGGAATAGTCGAGCCGTTGCTCAATCAGCACGATGGGGTCTGTCGTGACCTTCTTCGCTTCGGCGAGGAGTTCCAGCACATAGGCGGCATAGCCGCTGGCACATTCCTCCATCTCCTCGTTGTACCAGGTGAGGTTTTCGGTGGGGTCTTCGGACGGAATGCCCAGAGCCGTCTTGAGCTTGTGTTCGCACAGGCTGTGGGCATCCGTTCCCTCGGCGGCGAAGTCGCTGCCCTTGTCCTCGTAGTTCTCACCGAGCCTTGCGGACGGAGGGCAGTTCAGCCACCTGTGGGAAGAGGACGCGGAAAGCAGAGCGTGATTACCCATTTTCGAGTCCCTCCGCATCCTTGATGAGGGCGGCGTACTCCAAAGGGTCAATGCCGGAGAGCGTTGCCGCGCCGTGCTGACGGAGCAGTTCCTTTACCTGGGCGGTGAAGCCACGGCTGGACATCTCTGCGAGGATCGCACGGACGTCTTCTTTGGTGGGAACCGGCTCGGTCGGTTTTGCCGGAGCTTCGGCGGTCTCGCCGCTGAACATCTCCGAAAGGGTGTCAGCCGCATTGTTAATAGCGACAGCCGCAGTTCGCAGGTCTCTGATCGCGGCATCCAGTTCGCTCATTTTTGACATCTTTGTGCGCTCCTTCCTTGATTTGCTTTTCTCTCACCGCGAGGGTGACTTTCTTTGCCAGTGTTGCCGACACGATGATGAAGTCGAGCAGAACATCAACGAGTTCTTCTTCCGGCTTCAGAGCATCTCTCTTTGCTTCGTTCATTCGTTTTCACCTCCCGAAGGAGCGGTATCGTTTTGCTCCTTACACTCTCCCATGAACATGAGGAGTGCATTTCGGAAAAAATCCGGGAAACTTTTTTCAAAAAATATCCGGGAATTCTTTTTCGAGGACGGCTTTGACCTTTTTTAATCTGTAGGCATAGGTCTTTCTGCCGATCCCAAGGCGTTCGCCGATGGCATCCTCGGTTAAGCCCTCAAGTCGCAGCTCGCCGATTTTGATTGCCTCCGGCATCAGGTCCGAGCGTACAGAGCTTTCATTTCGGAAGCCTCGATGATGATGTCTTCGAGCAACGGCGAATCGTCCGGGATTTCATCCACCCAGGCAGTTTCGTTTCCTTCGTCATCGGTTTCGGTGTAATCGAGGGAACGCGTATCGCCCATGCGGTGGAAGGGGCAAGTCAGACAGTCCATATCGCAGGTGAGCCGCTTGCTTGCGGGACACACGCAGCGACCGTGCCTCTGCTGACGGATTCGGTAGATATTGATGTCGTGGTAGTAGGCATCGAATTCTTCCTTGTTGACAGGGATGCTCTCTTTCGTGGAGCGGATGTAGATGGTGTACTGCTTGTCTTTCTTTATCATAAAAAAGTCCTCCGATTTTCGATTTCTCGAAACGGAGGACTCTGGGTTCGGCTGCAAAAAGGGTGCAGAAAATTAACCACAGCCCGACAGAGAGATTCTCCGTTTCGGTCTGCGGCAACCCGCTCAAAAGGCAACCGTTGATATTCAGTTGTCCGTCAATGGATGTTGAGCTACCGTTGATCGGACGGTACATCAAGTGACGGATTTCCCCGAAGGGGGGATGGGCGGGCTGATTGAACAATCTGTCACCGCCCATCGGATTCAGACCTTACTTTTTCTTTCCAGGCCTGGTCTGCGACAGCGCACTGCCTGCGACAGATTTTGACTTGCCGCTGTAGCGGTTATCCCGAAGAATCTGACTCGCCTTGGTAGCAACAGCCTTCGATGTCTGCTTCTTATTGCTTGCCATGCCGTTTCACCTCCTCCAAAGTGGTTTGAAGTGGATTTATGAGTGTTTACAAATCAAAATACCAATTGGGGATTGATTTTTACACATTTTCGTGATATAATGAAAATGTGTATCTTGCCCTTACTGCATCCTGTGTGGCACTCTTCGTCCATCCGAGAGTATTATCGCTCCTCAAAATGAGACACACAGCGGCTTAAACATAGGACGCATAGGACAAAACACAGGACAGATAAAAATCACGAGACAAGGAGAATCAGATGTGCTGGTAAAAACATATTTTGAGCGGTTATACCCGCACATACAGACAGCGGTTTACTATCCGAACAGGAAGAACAGCGGAATATTTGTTACGCTGTGCTTCTGTGCGGCGGGAAGCAATCACTTCCCGTTCACAAAAGGAAAAAGGTACACCTCGGAAGATGTACCTTTGCAAAGAAAACTATATGACGGCTCCCGGACAATGACCGCGGACATAAAAGCGTCTTTTCATCCGTTTAACAAGGATGGGCTTGCAGCTTTTTATAAGGAAAATATCGAAGCCTCAAAGATGCGGGATGTAATGACAGCTTTCGGAATTCCTCCGACTGCCGAAATGAATGCGGATTGCCTGTGCAGGGCGTTATCCATTCAGTTTCGGGCATTTGTCGACAGTCAAACAGATGAGGCGGATGATATCGTTGCTATGGAGTATCAGAAACTTCTTGCAGAGCCGCAGGAAAAAGCAAACGAAGTCTATCATCCGGCATCAGTGCTGTATCCGGGAGACCAGATATACTTCAAGTCGCAGTATCGACCTACCTATCAAGTGAACATATATGAGGTATTCCAACATACATGGGAATTTGAAAATGCCGGGACGCAAGTATGGCGTGGACGCAGACTCTTTTTCTCCAACCACGATACGGCTCGTCCAAGAACGGAAACAAATTATATTGATATACCTGATACGCCGCCTCATATGGGCGTAAAAATAACCGTGAGCATGGATGCCCGCGGCTTTGAAGGAAAAACGGAATGCAAATGGATTATGGTTGACAGCGATAACAATGACTGCTTTCCGAACAGCAGCACATTCACTTTTGTAGTCAGCACAAAATACGATTATCAGTAATTAACGGAGGTAATACAGTGAGTGATGTTAACATCGAGAAATGGGTAACCCTGAAAGAAGTCCAATCATACCTCGGAGTAGGAAGAGAAACTGTTCTCGCATGGATTGCCAAACGTAATATGCCGGCTTATAAGGTGGGTCGGCTTTGGAAGTTCAAACTGTCTGAGGTGGATGAATGGATTCGCTCCGGCGGGGCCGCCGATGACAGGGTTGACGAAAAATCCGATGAGGACAACAAATAAGTCCGTTTTATAGGACAACATAAAAAGTAGAATTATGATGGGTTCATCCAATTTACTGCAGGAGGTTATTTTAGATGGCTGAAAAAACAAATGCCAATATCGGCTTTGAAAAACAACTGTGGGATGCGGCTTGCGTTCTGTGGGGACATATACCGGCAGCGGAATACAGAAAGGTGATCATTGGGCTTATCTTTCTTCGTTACATATCCGCAGCCTTTGATAAGAGATACCAGGAACTCGTTGATGAGGGTGAAGGCTTTGAAGATGACCGCGATGCCTATACGATGGAGAATGTTTTCTTCGTGCCGGAAGAGGCTCGTTGGAGTACTATTGCCGCAGCCGCTCATACGCCGGAGATCGGTACGGTTATCGATAATGCCATGAGAGCGATTGAAGCCGAGAACAAGACGCTGAAGAATGTTCTTCCGAAGAACTACGCCAGCCCCGACCTTGATAAGCGGGTGCTGGGTGATGTCGTTGACATCTTTACAAACAACATTGATATGAGAAATACCACAGAGAGCGAAGACCTCCTCGGTCGCACCTACGAATACTGTATCGCGCAGTTTGCAGAAAAAGAAGGTGTCGGCGGCGGTGAATTCTATACGCCGTCCAGCGTAGTCAAGACACTCGTTTCTATCCTCCGCCCGTTTGATAACTGCCGTGTATATGATTGTTGCTGCGGTTCCGGCGGTATGTTCGTGCAGAGCGCAAAATTCATTCAGGCTCATTCCGGCAAGCGCGGAGCCATTGCTGTTTACGGACAGGAGGCTAACGCCGATACCTGGAAGATGGCGAAAATGAACATGGCTATCCGTGGAATAGATGCTGACTTCGGACCCTATCAGGCGGACACCTTTACAAATGACCTGCACCCGACTCTGAAGGCAGATTTTATCCTTGCGAATCCTCCATTCAATTATCATCCGTGGAATCAGGAAAAGCTGCTTGATGATGTGCGCTGGAGGTACGGCATTCCGCCTGCAGGCAATGCAAACTATGCATGGATTCAGCACATGATCCATCATCTTGCCCCAAACGGCAAAATCGGTCTGGTGCTTGCAAACGGAGCGCTCTCCACGCAGTCCAGCGGCGAAGGCGAGATCCGCAAGAAGATCATCGAGGACGATTTGATTGAGGGAATCATCGCTATGCCGACACAGCTTTTCTACAGCGTGACCATCCCGGTTACCCTGTGGTTCATCACAAAGGGCAAAAAGCAGAAAAGCAAGACGCTCTTTATCGATGCCCGCAAGATGGGGCACATGGTCGACAGAAAGCACCGGGATTTTACCGAGGAGGATATTCAGAAGCTGGCTGATACCTTCGAGACATTCCAGAATGGAACACTTGAGGATGTGAAGGGCTTCTGCTCTGTTGCTACCCTGCAGGATATCGCAAAGCAGGATTACATTCTGACACCGGGACGCTATGTTGGCATTGAGGAGCAGGAGGATGATGGGGAGCCTTTTGAAGAGAAAATGGCACGCCTGACTTCTGAGCTTTCCGATATGTTTGCAAAGTCCCATGAACTGGAGGACGAAATCAGAAGAAAATTGGGGGCAATTGGGTATGAAGTATAATCTTGCGGATATATGTGAATACGCCAAGGGTAAAGTGGATGTTGCTATACTGGATGATGAAACCTATATATCCACGGAGAATATGATGCCCAACAAGGGTGGCATTACAAGCGCATCTTCATTGCCGACCATAGCACAAACGCAGGTATTCCTTGCCGGTGACGTCTTGGTGTCGAATATCAGACCGTACTTCAAAAAGATATGGTTTGCCGAGTTCGATGGCGGCTGCTCTAACGATGTTCTCGTGTTTAGAGCGAAGGACGGCGTGAGCAAGCGGTTTCTGTACTATGTACTTTCAGACGATACTTTTTTCGATTACTCGATGGCGACCTCAAAAGGCACAAAGATGCCCCGTGGGGACAAAGCAGCCATTATGAAATATGAAGTGCCAGATTTCACTTACGAGGAACAGGAAAAAATCGCAGGAGTATTGGAGGCGCTCGACAGGAAAATACAGCTCAATACGGAGATAAACGAGAATTTAGCAGCTTAGAGCTGGACGGCGGAGACATCGATCTCGCCGGACATAAGCCGAGGAAGTAAACTGTCCCTTGCTTTTGCTAATGACTGATTCTCCACAATGTTAGAGGCAATCAGATCGTACATAGGCGTTACAATATGACAGAAATCCTCGATAACGGAATCAGGCGGCAGGCAAAGAGTAAAGTCTAAAGTGCTTTTCGGTGTTGCGCGTTGACGGCTATTGGTTGATCCTGTCGTATGAGAGCAAAGATGGTTAAGGAAAGGAACGCTATCAAGGATCGAATAGATGTAATCCTTCTGCTCCTGTTTCTTTGCCTCATAAACAATGAATTCCGTAGAGCAAATGGGATGCGCTGAAAGGCACATCGGTCTCCATATACGCTTGGTGTCAGGATTCAGCTTGGAAATCATCACCGAGTTTGAATTGAGGATGTACTTGTTGCTCTTGATTCCAGATGCAATCTCAAACACCGGGTAGTGTTGCTCATCAAATGCTGGGATACTGTAATGCTCAACCACAACATCGGGATTTTTCGCCGGCGACCAGCTGTCGGTTTTCATCTCTGCTATTTGTCCCAATGTGGATGGGTGCCAGTCTAAAGGAGCCGCACCGCCGAATGGTTCATAATCAATGAACCATTCTTGAAATATTGCACGGGCTTGTTCGGTTAAATTCTCGTTTAAGTACGATTAACTCTCACCAACGGCGGGAGTCAAACCAACGGAACTGCCGTTGATGTCGTTCTCTGGAAATATTATTGAAGGAGAAATGACATGAAACAAGAACTAATTACAGAGGTAATGCAGCAGATGCTACTGTACCTCGACAACGCCCAGCTAAAGCAGCTGAAACAGGTGATGGAGCAGACGCTCTTCCACTACGAAGTGACCGGCGCAAAGGTCAAGCCGGAGGAGGACAACAGCAATGACCTGATAGCAATGTTCATAGCCGCCAAGCGAATCGAGGGTTGCTCGGAAAAGACGTTGAAGTATTACCGAACAACGATCGATGCGATGGTTTCCTCACTCGGCAAAAGTGTCCGCCATATTCTCACGGAGGATCTGCGAACATACCTTACCGAGTACCAGAGCAAGAATCAGTCGAGCCGGGTCACGATTGATAATATCCGCCGCATTCTGTCCAGCTTCTTTTCGTGGCTGGAGGATGAGGATTATATCGTCAAAAGCCCTGTTCGCCGCATTCATAAGGTGAAAACCGCAAGCAGCATCAAGGAAACCTACTCTGACGAGGAATTAGAACGGATGCGTGATAACTGCGAGGAACTACGGGATCTGGCAATGATCGATATGCTGGCTTCGACGGGAATGCGTGTCGGCGAGATGGTTCTTCTGAACCGTGACGACATCAATTTTGCGGAGCGTGAATGTGTGGTTTTCGGCAAGGGAGACAAGGAACGGATCGTGTACTTTGACGCCAGAGCCAAACTGCATCTGCAGGAATATCTCGACAGCCGGACGGATGAAAACCCCGCTCTGTTCGTAACGCTGCGGTCGCCGCATGAACGGATGCAGATCGGCGGCATTGAGCATCGGCTTCGCGAGATGGGCAGACGGCTGAATATTCAGAAAGTGCATCCGCACAAGTTTAGGCGGACATTGGCGACAATGGCCATTGATAAGGGAATGCCGATAGAGCAGCTCCAGCGGCTCCTTGGGCATCAACGGATAGATACGACCCTACAATACGCAATGGTCAAACAGAGCAATGTAAAAGCGGCGCATAAAAAATACATAGGTTAGGATGGTGACACGATGGAAGCGTGGAGAAAAATAAGATTAGGTGATGCCTGCGTTACCAATGCAGACTCCTATTCTCCAAAAGAGGAATGGAAGTTTGTGAACTATTTGGATACAGGCAATATTACTGACAACAGAATAGATTCCATTCAATATATTGATGTAGAAAATGACAAGCTCCCCAGCAGAGCGAGACGAAAAGTCAAAAAAGACAGCATCATTTATTCAACGGTGCGTCCAAATCAACGCCACTTCGGAATCATTAAAACACAGCCGGAAAATTTTCTTGTTTCAACCGGCTTTGCCGTGATTGATGTGGATGCAAATGTGCTGAATTCGGATTTCCTATATTATCTGTTGACGCAACCCACTCTTGTCGAAACACTTCACGCTATCGCAGAACAAAGCACATCTGCGTATCCATCTATTAAGCCTTCCGACATTGAGGATTTGGAAATTGAAGTTCCCGATTTTGCTACACAGAAGAGGATTGCAGATATCCTTGGCAGTTTGGACGGGAAAATAGCACAGAATGCAGCGATAAACGAGAATTTACTTCAGCAAGCAATCGCCCTGTACAAGCATCTCATCCAAAATGCCGAGTGGCCAACAGCTACAATTTTGGATGTAGCGGAGAAAGTAGCTATGGGACCTTTTGGCTCAAATATCAAAGTTTCCACTTTTGTTCCAGAGGGTGTCCCTATTATCAGCGGGAACCACCTTCGTGGGTACTTTTTGGAAGAGCCTGAATTCAATTATATAACCGAGGAACACGCGGAACGCTTGAAAAATTCCATTGTGTATCCTCATGACCTTGTTTTTACTCATGCCGGAAATATTGGGCAAGTAGCCATGATACCTGATGAATGCAAATATGATCGGTATGTTTTATCACAGCGGCAGTTTTATCTGCGTTGTGATGAGACAAAGGTTGTCCCAGAATTCCTTCTGATGTTCTTCCACAGTGCATCTGGACAACATGAGTTGCTTTCTTATGCTAACCAGACTGGAGTTCCATCAATAGCTCAACCGGCATCAAATCTAAAAAAGATACCGTTCAAGTGTCCGCCGATGCAAGAACAATTAATGTGGCGCGAGCAGGTGCATCCACTGTTAGGTCGATATTTAAACAATCGACTTGAAAATGAAAGGTTATCATCCTTACGGGATGCTCTTTTACCGCAGCTGATGTCCGGCGAGCTGGACGTCTCAGACATTGACCTTTAAGCTGCTAAATTCTCGTTTATATAGAAAGAAGGGATTATGATGGGAATGCGTCCCCGTTACGATGATAAAGGGAAACTAATAGGCGCACACAATATGATTTTTGATGATATGCCGGACAATTATAGAGTACAAAATGTTCTGGTTGCTCGGGCAATTCAGGATTTATCATATACAGCCATCATGAAACACCTCAGAAAAGCCAAAGTTGCAGAAGAATTTGAGGATAATAGTTTTTACTCAAAGGAAGTGCTGTCTCATTTGGCAATAGATTATTTGTTTTCGGCGCTTTACCTGCAGAAGGGCATTGTGGCAGATAGAAGTGAGGAGAATGTCATATCATTATACGTTGTTCCTTGTGCGTATTTGTGCAAGCATTCCGTTGAATTAAAAATAAAAGAGTGCCTTTTAGAAAAATACGAAAGTATTGAAAATACGCATAGTATTGCAAAGTTGTGGAGCAAACTTGATGAAAAAGCAATACCGCACTATGAAGAACTCAATTCTTTTATAAATGAATTAGAGACTATTGACAAAAATGAAATGGCCTTAAGATATGGGGTGTCCATTAAATTAGAACCACTGCCAGAGAATTTTATATTTGATGTGGACGCTCTTTTGAGCAACACCAAATTTTTATTCAATGTTATAGATGAACATATTATTTGCAAATACAGGCATATGCCGAAGGAGTGAATGCAATGTCAGGATTTTATACGGAAGCGGACTATGAAAATTCCATCGTAGAACTGTTCCGGAATATGGGGTACCGTCATGTCTACGGTCCCAATATTGAACGGGATTTTAGCAGTCCTCTGTACGAGGAGGAACTGGATGCAGCGCTGCGGCGGCTCAATCCGACCATGCCGCAGGATGCCATTGCGGATGCGCTGTATAAACTGAAGAACTTTGAAAATGCCGAACTCGTCCAGAAGAACGCCGTTTTCATGGACTACATTCAGCATGGAATCGAAGTGCGCTATTTCGTCAAGGGAGAGGAACGCTCCGGCCTCGTTTATCTTGTGGACTATAAAAATCCTGACAAAAACTCCTTCGTAGTGGCCAATCAGTGGACATTCATTGAGAATAGCAATAAGCGTCCTGATGTGCTGCTGTTCCTCAACGGTCTGCCTGTCGTGCTTGTAGAGCTGAAGTCTCCGTCAAGAGAAGAAACGGACGCATCGGAGGCTTATACACAGATACGCAACTATATGCACGAGATTCCGTCCATGTTCATTTATAACTGCATCTGCGTTATGAGCGACCACCTGACATCCAAGGCGGGGACGATCACCTCCGGCGAAGACCGATTCATGGAGTGGAAATCAAAGGACGGCAACTATGAAAACACGCAGTACGCACAGTTTGACACCTTCTTTGAGGGTATCTTTGAGCGGGAGCGTCTACTTGACATTATCAAAAACTTCATCTGCTTCTCCAATGAAGGATTGAAGCAATTTAAGATACTTGCCGGCTATCACCAGTATTTCGCTGTCAAGAAAGCTGTGGAGTCGACAAAGCACGCAACAGTTACCGACGGTAAGGGTGGCGTGTTCTGGCATACCCAGGGCAGTGGCAAATCTCTGTCGATGGTATTTTACGCTCACCTTCTGCAGGAGGCTCTGGACAGCCCGACTATCGTTGTGCTGACTGACCGCAACGATCTTGATGATCAGCTTTTCGGGCAGTTTGCTAAATGCAAGGATTTCCTGCGACAGGAACCGATGCACGCCGAAAGCCGGGAACATCTGAAATCCCTGCTTGACGGTAGACAAGCAAACGGCATCATCTTTACTACGATGCAGAAGTTCGAGGAGTCCCATGAGCCATTATCCGAGCGTAGAAACATTGTCGTTATGGCGGACGAGGCACACCGCGGCCAGTACGGATTGAAAGAAAAAGTCGATGTAGAGACAGGTAAAATCAAGATCGGTACAGCCCGTATCATCCGCAACAGCCTCCCGAACGCTACATATATAGGATTCACGGGAACACCGATTTCCATGAAGGACAGAAGCACCCGCGAGGTCTTCGGAGATTATATTGATGTCTACGATATGACGCAGGCGGTTGAGGACGGTGCTACTCGCCCGGTTTACTACGAAAGCCGTGTCATTAAGCTGAATCTGGATGCAGATACTCTGCGCATGATTGATACAGAGTACGACATCATGGCAAATAACGCCGACCCCGAGGTGGTGGCGAGAAGCAAAAAAGAACTCGGCCAAATGGAAGCTATCCTTGGAAACGAGCAGACTATCGCTTCTCTGGTCGATGATATTCTTGACCACTACGAAAACTACCGTGCGGATTTGCTGACCGGTAAGGCTATGATCGTAGCCTATTCCCGCGCCATCGCCATGAAGATTTACAATCGCATTCTTCAGCTACGCCCGTCTTGGACGGAAAAGGTCGCTGTTGTTATGACGGAGAGCAACAAAGACCCTGAGGAATGGCGTGCAGTCATAGGAAATAAGCGTCACAAGGACGAACTCGCAAAAAGATTTAAAGACAACAGCAGCCCTCTGAAAATCGCCATCGTAGTCGATATGTGGCTGACGGGCTTTGATGTTCCGTCCCTTGCGACTATGTATGTTTATAAGCCGATGCAGGGATATAACCTGATGCAGGCTATCGCCCGTGTAAACCGCGTCTTTGGAGACAAGGAAGGCGGTCTTGTTGTCGATTATGTCGGCATCGCTTCTGCACTGAAGGAAGCTATGAACGACTACACATCCCGTGACAAAAAGAACTACGGAGACACCGACATTGCAAAGGTGGCATATCCGAAGTTCTTAGAGAAGTTATCCATCTGCCGCGATATATTCCACGGATACGATTACTCCAAGTTCACAACAGGAACAGACCTTGAGCGATCCAAGGCTATCAGTGGTGCGGTCAACTTTATCGTCGGTGTTGATAAGGAACGGGAGCGCGAGGATTTCCTGAAAGAAGCCCTGCTTCTGCGTCAGGCTCTATCGCTGTGTTCTTCTCTTGCCGAGGAGTCCATGCGCATCGAAGCGGCATTTTTTGAATCCGTCCGTGTTCTTGTTATGCGGCTGATGAACCAGGGCGAAGGCAAGAAAATCTCCCTACCCGAGATGAACGCCAGAATCAATGCGCTGCTGGAGCAGAGTATAAAGTCGAGCGGCGTAATTAATCTGTTCTCCGATGTGAATGGTGATTTCTCCCTGTTCGATCCAAAATTCCTTGAGGAAATCGGAAAAATGAAGGAGAAGAACCTTGCTGTAGAACTTCTGAAAAAGCTGATCTCAGAGCAGGTCATCATTTACAAGAGAACGAATGTGGTAAAGTCACAAAAGTTCAGCGAGATCATACAGCAGGCAATGAACCGCTACCTCAACGGAATGCTGACGAATGAGCAGGTCATAGAGGAACTGCTGAATTTAGCAAAGCAGATTCAAGCGGCACAAAAGGAAGGTGCACAGCTTGGACTCACCGCCGATGAGCTGGCTTTCTACGATGCACTGACAAAACCGCAGGCAATCAAGGACTTTTACGAAAACGAAGAACTCATAGCCATCACAAAAGAATTGGCTGAATCCCTGCGTAATAATCGCACTATTGACTGGCAGAAGCGAGATTCCGCCAGAGCAAAGATGCGGATGATGATAAAGAAACTTTTGAAGAAGCATAAGTATCCGCCGGAGGGCATGGATGATGCCGTACAGACCGTCATGCTTCAGTGTGAATTATGGACAGACAATAACGACATGAGTGGTCGAGTTGAAGCGTATGCTTCCCGGCTTGGACAGTATGCTTCGGCAACACACGAATAATAGAAAGACGAGGAAATCATGTAATTTCGGAGGTAGGAAATGAGCGCAGTATTATCAAAAACGCTTAAAGATAAGGATATGGACAGGATTTTCGCGGAGGTTTCATGTACAGAAGACCTCGGCTTGAGCAAGCCTGGTCAATTGCGCCTTTTTCACCTTCTTGTTCGTGACGGTAAATTCTATCACGAGGATTTGGAGAGGTGGCTGTATCGGAATCTAAGCCGCTATGTTTTCTCACGGGCTATGCTTGAGCAATTCCGCAAGGATGATGATTTGGATGCTGCTATTGAACGAGCCATTCAGACTATGCGTGAGAACGGCGATGCTGATGAGAAAGGTACGGGAAATGAACTCGGAGAAATGCTGATCTACGCCTTTCTGGAAGGCAAGCTCTCCGCTCCGAAACTGATGAGTCGTGTGGAGCTATCCACCGACCTTTCACAACATAAAAGCGTCTGCGAGAGCATTCATCTGCTTTCGGATGCCGATGAGAACGGTGTGCCGTTTAATCAGATGGTATTCGGAACATCAAACATTATCGGTGAAATCCGCGATGCCGTGGATAATGCTTTCGAGGCTATCCTGCGTATCAAAAACCACACATCCCGCGAAATTCAGATGGTAGAAAAAACAGTGCTTGACCGATTCTTCGATGATGACGAGATCGCTTTTCTGAAGGACACCATCATCCCCACACCAAATGCCCAGAGCAGATATAACACAGCTTATGGTATATTTCTCGGTTATTCCATAGGCGTTAAAGCCGAAGAACACCCAGAAATCGAATATGATCAGCTCGTTACGAAAAAGATGACAGAGGATATTCAGCGTCACGCCGGGTACATAGCAAACAAGATAAAGAGCAATGGCCTTGATATGCATTCCTTCTACATCTACATTCTTCCCTTTATGGATGCAGAAACCAACAAGAGCGAAATAATGGATCATGTTATGAAGGGAGCTGTTGTCTTATGAGTGATGTCCAGAAAACGAAGCTCGGCGATGCCATATTCGGAAGCATTGATGATAACGACTTCCTCAATGTTCTGTACGACAATATGCTCTACAACTATGCCATCTTGAAGCTGCACCTTGAGGGATTTCAGCAAGCACGGCAGGTCGATGTGGAGGCGGCTCTGCGATTTGCAGACCTTCTTTCCAAGTCCACGCATCCTACAAAATCCGATGATCATAAAATGTGGGCGCAGGCTATCATCACGCTTCTTCTTGAACTGGAGCCGGACAATGAGGATGTTGCATATTATGCCGGTTCTGTTCTTTCGAGCATCGGCAACTTCCGTGGCACAGAGATTGCCAGAACAACATATAAATCCGGCTATACTGAAACTACGCTTCAGGAGAAAGCCTACGCAACATTCATAAGTGATTATCTGTCCATCCCTGCGGAAAGGGACAAGCGCTTCTTTATTCCGCAGAAAAACATTTATGATCAGCTGAATAATGGTGCATTCAGTTATTCGGCGCCGACCTCTATGGGCAAATCTTTTATCATGGAGGTCTTCATTAAAGACAAAATCCAAAAAGGTGAAAAGTTGAATTTCGCCCGGATAGTCCCTACCAAAGCTCTGATTAACGAGGTCAGAGAAGATACGGTCAAGGGACTGGATAAGCTGCTGGAAGAAATGAATTATAGCGTAGTCACAGCGGCAAGTGATTATTCTCTTGAAGAGGATCACAATTTTATTCTTGTGATGACGCCGGAGCGTTTGTTATACCTTCTAATCAGCAAACCCGAGTTCAAAATAGACTATATTTTTATAGATGAGGCTCACAAGATGACCGGCAGAAACAGCCGGGGACCTTTTTACTACAAAACGGTCGATATGCTTGCACAGCAAAAGCCCATGCCACATTTCATCTTTGCTTCCCCCAACATTCCAAACCCAGAAGTCTATCTGAAACTGGTAACCGAAGCACAGAAAGGTGAAGAAAATGCCATCTCTTCTACATTTGCGCCGGTTACGCAGTTCAAATTTCTGATAAGTCAGGAAACAAAATCCATACGCATTTTCAATGACCACACGCAGGACACCATCTTTGTGTGCAAATATGGGAATGCCACCATGTCGGTCGTGGATTTTATGAATATTATGACTGCCTTCGACCGAAACAAGCCGCTGAATGAACGCAAGCGTAATATTGCTTATTTCAGCGGAAAGAACGGTGCAATCGAAGCAGCCAGAGCCTTTGCCGAAGGAAAAGATGATATTGATGATGACGATCTGAAGCAACTGGCGAATGATATCAGGGACCAGGTGCATGGCGATTACTATCTGACGAAACTCATACGCAAGGGTATCGCATACCACATCGGCTACCTTCCTGCTTCAATTCGCCAGAGAATAGAGAAGCTCTTCAAAGAAGGCAAAATCACCGCAATGTTCTGCACCAGCACTCTGATAGAGGGTGTTAATCTGCCTGCGGATAATCTTTTCATTACGAACTATCGTAGTGGCAGACCGCAGATGACAAGCGTGGAATTCCGTAATCTCATCGGTCGTGTTGGGCGAATCAAGTTCAATCTTTATGGCAATGTATTCTTCATCAGCGATGGAGAGCAGGTAACCGAAAAAGAATATGTCCGCCTTTTACGTGAGCCTATTCCCGATCAGAGACTTTCCATTGTGCAGGAACTGAAACCAAAACTGAAAAAGCACGTTGTGGAGACACTTCTTTCCGGCAGTTCCAAAATTGAACCTTACGATACAAAGAGCCAGAAGCAGCCGGAAGAAGAATACATCATGATGCGGAAGTTCGGTCTGATTCTTCTAAAGGATATAATGGATGACAGGGACAGCCTTGTTCGCCGTGAATTCGCTGCATTTATGCCAGAAGGCAGTGAGCAGACCATTCGTGAGAAGTTTGAGGGACAGAAGGAGTTCATTGACAGTGATATCAATATTTCTGCCGACCAGTCAAGAAGGCTTGCGGCTGCAATCAGAAATGGAACGCACTATCCGAAATCTCAGGGCGGCAGATTCTCTCATCCTGTTGTGCTCGGATTTTTGGAAGAACTGAGCCGCATCTTTAATTGGGACAAATATGAGTTTGGAACTCTTGGTAAGCGGAATAAGGCTGGCGAACACGCAAAGTTAAGCTGGTATGCCGTAATCCTCTCTCAATGGATGGAAGGTCACGGATTGAGCTATATCATGCGAAAAGCGATTGATTACATGAAAGACAACCCGGAAAAGTTCTGGCTGAATGACTATACTCCGTCATATTTTGACGATGGTCCCGAACATCGTAATGTAGTATTTGCCGATACGCTGGAGGTTATCGAAAATGTTATCCTCTTCAGCATATCAAACTATTTCCTGCGGTTCTCCAATATGTACATAGCCATCAACGGTGAGCATTCTCTTGATGACAACAACTGGTATGAATTCGTAGAGTACGGTACAACAAATGAAATAACGGTGTTCCTGCAGAGGAACGGCTTCTCCCGCGAATCCGCAAACTACATCAAAGATCACCCGGAGTATATTTTCAGAACGGACGAAGGATTGAAACTTCGCCGCACTCTTTTGGAATGCAAAAATAATGACGCACGGACAGAGGCGGAATTGATTGCTCTGAATAGGCCTAAACTATTTGAAGAAACATAATCTACGAACGAGGAGAAAAAAGCATGGCATATGGAAAATCAATAGAACTGTTCCTCGCAAACGGAACAGCAGATAGTTTAATAATTGCGGAACTATCCAACTGGAACGGCAAAGCAATAAAAATACCTCGTATTGAAGTTGCTGATTGTAAACGAGACGATATTAATGGAGCCGGAGTGTATTTTTTGTTCTGCAAAGAGGAAGATGATACCGATTCCGTCTATATCGGAGAATCCGAAACTGTACAAGATAGGCTCATCCAGCACATTCGGGATTACAATGCCGAAAAGGAGAAATTCTACTGGACAACAGCGGTTATCTTTTTAGGTCGTGATTTGAACAAAGCTCTCATCCGTTATCTTGAAGACCGTTTCGTTCAGATTGCTCGTGAGTGCAAACGATATAATGTGTTAACTAAAAACACCTACAGTCGTACCGTTATGAAAGAAGCTCATATTGCAGCAATGGAGGAGTTCATTGACAATGTGCGAGTCCTGATAAATGCATTGGGATATAAAGTTCTTGAGCCTACGGTTCAAAACACATCAAGCTCCACCCAAGATGATGAAATTCTTTATCTAAGCACTGGTGCTGCTAAAGCTACCGGCATCGTTACAACGGAGGGTTTTGTCCTTCTTGCCGGATCTGTAGTAAACGAAAAGGTGTCGGAGAAGTCTCTTAGTAAAGGTGCGATTGCACTTCGGAAAAAGCACTTCAATTCTGGAAAGGTCAAAGACTTGACAACAACAGAAGATATCCTTTTTTCAAGCTCATCAGCGGCGGCCGACTTCGTTACCGGGTATAGCGTTAGTGGCCCCGCCATGTGGAAAAATGCAGTTGGAAAACCATTAAAAGAAATCGAATCAAGATAATCCGTAGGTGAACCTTTTAATTATTCTATGAAAAATTAAAAGGTTCGGCAGAGTGGGTTCATTTTTTCCGGCGGCAGCGTTTGCCAGAAACTCCATAAACGAAAAAAAGCGAGGTCGGCAGGTTCACATTTGAACCCACTAACCTCGCTTTTGGCTTTATATCAAGGGATTATCACAGGGAATAATTAAAAAGTACGGTAGCAATTTGTATCATTGCTACCGTACCTTTGTGGTGCCGCTGGCGGGACTTGAACCCGCACACCGTTTCCGGCCAGGGATTTTAAGTCCCTTGTGTCTGCCGATTCCACCACAGCGGCGTATATTAACGCGTTTAATCATACCGGATTTGTATCTGGATGTCAAGACAAAAAGGCCCGCATGCTGCGGCATGCGGGCCTTTTTTCTGGATATGACTGAACCGTCTCTCCTACTTGACCGACGCCTTATGCTCCATGACCCAGCGCGCCCCAATCAGCATACCCACGCCCATGAGCACATCCGCCAGCAGATTGCCCAGACCGATGGGCATCCCATATATTTCATTTATGCTCTCCACCTGTCCGGGCAGCCCGCTTTCAAACAAAGAAACCACCATCGGGGTCAGCGTAACGGACACTCCTTCGCCGGAAAAAATCATCCCAAACGGCAAAAGCAGCACGGCGGCCAGTTCAACCAGGCTGATAACTGTTGAACAAACAAAATAGAAAACAATAGCCATCAGGACGTTATTGCGCTGCATTACGCGGGTATTGGCCAGCGCCACCGAAAGATACAGAGCGCCGAGCATCGCAAGCAGCTGGGTTCCCACACTGCCCAGCATATAGAGCAGCATAGGAATGAGCATGTCTTTCCAGGCATCGGCAAATTGCTGCAGCATATCCTGGAGATCATTGAGGAAAAAGAAGCCTGCGAGCGCTGCAACAAAAACGACCCCGCTCATCAGCAGTACCAGATAGCCGCAGATCACCTTCACCGTGATCATTTTGCCCCGGCTGACCGGCAGCGTCTGCATCAGATAGCCTTCCGCCCCATAAAGTCCCTTCGCACAGCGGCTGACCACATAAATCATGCCGAGCACCAGCGCCGCTACGCCGATGAGAACAAGCGCAACCGCCATGGTGGTTTTCATCTGGGAAATTTTCAGCGCATCCGCCAGCAGCCCCAGCAGATACACGATTCCCAGCGCCAGCAGCATAAACGGCACCGGCAGCGCGCCGGAGCGCAGCTCATATTTAAACAGTTTGCCTAACATCTGAACACCTCCCGGAAGTACTGATCGAGGGACATCCCCGACGCCTCGCGCAGATGGTCGGCGCTGTCCGCCGCGACCATCCGGCCGTAATCCATCACCACGATATCGTCAAATATTCGCTCGACGTCGTAGATCAGGTGGGTGGACAGCATCACCGCGGCATTTTCGCTGTAATTGCGCAGGATGATATCCAAAATGGAATCCCGCGCCGCCGGGTCGATACCGCTGAGCGGCTCGTCGAGGATATACAGCTTGGCCGCGCGGGACATCACCAGGATCAGCTGCAGCTTTTCCTGCATGCCCTTCGACATGGTTTTCAGCCGCATTTTCGGCTCCAGCCGGAAGCGTTTCAGCATCTCTTCCGCCTTGTGCAGGTCGAAATCCGCGTAAAAATCTGCGAACACGTGCAGTGCGTCCCGCGCCTTCATCCAGTCCCCCAGATAGGTTTTTTCCGGCAGATAGGATACGACCGATTTCGTATATACCCCCGGCTTATGCCCATCGATTTCCACTTTGCCCTGATAATCGTTGATCAGTCCGGCGAGTATTTTGAACATCGTGGTCTTGCCACAGCCGTTTGGCCCCACCACGCCGACAATCCGGCCGGCCTGCACCGTCAGACTGAGATCGTTGAGCACCACGCCCCGGTCATAGGCCTTGCTCAGATGCTCCATTGTTACCAATGCACCCATATGCTTCACCCTTTCGTATTCGTCTGCTCTCCGCCGTCCGGCGGCGCGCTGTGCTTTTCCAGCAGCCGGCGGATTTCCTCATGCGTGCAGCCCATCTGCGCCATGCGTCGGAGAAAATCCCGGACGACCTCATCCGATTTTTCCCCGCGCAGCCGGCGGATACGCTGCTCATCCGGCGTGACAAACCGCCCCGCCGTGCGTTCGCTGTACACCAGCCCATTGCGCTCCAACTCGGCGAGCGCGCGCTGCATGGTGTTGGGATTGACGCCGAATTCTGCCGCCAGCTCCCGCACCGCCGGAACACGCTCCCCCGCCCGCCATTCGCCGGTCACCAGCTTCTGCTCGATCCGCTCGATGATCTGCAGGTAAATCGGTACCGCGGTATCGTATTGATTTCCCGCAAACAAACACTCACCTCCGTTGGCTTATTGTACTAATCGCCTAATACAATAATACATCATCTTTTCCCTTTGTCAATACCCATGCCAAAATATTTTTTCGCTGGCTTTTCCCCGGCAAAAAGAGTACAATAGGCACAGAGAACACTTGGCCGGCGGTCCTGCTGCCGCGGCCGATGTATACCGGGAGACGGACGGGAGGCAATCATCATGTCATTGAAAGAAATCCAGGAACAGGCGCGCTGCGCGGCCGAACAGCTCATACAGGCGGCCCGGCTGGAGTCGGGGATGCTGCTGGTGGTCGGCTGTTCCTCAAGTGAAATCGGCGGCAGCCGCATCGGCACCACATCCAGCCTGGAGCTGGCACAGGCGGTGTTCGACGGCATTTACCCCGCGCTTCAGACGCGCGGCATCCATCTGGCGGCGCAGTGCTGCGAGCACCTCAATCGGGCGCTGATCGTGGAGCGGGAGGCGGCGGAAAAATACGGCCTCGAGCCGGTCAATGTGGTGCCGCAGCCCAAGGCGGGCGGCTCGTTTGCCACCACCGCCTACGCCCGTTTCCGGCGGCCCGTCGCGGTGGAAAGC